CAGTTACCATGAGGCATGCAATTTATAGAGCCAGCATAATTGATACCATTAATTGTTACAAAAACTGCTCTACGATCCCAACTCCATTTCTTCGCGGCTTTTTTAAATGCAGCTGTATCCGCGGCAGTAAGAGGCTCTAAATCAGCATGGTTAGTGCCGCCGCGGCGTCTTTCACGCCATGCGATACCAGTTTCAACATCAGTAATTGTCATAATTGTTCCTTTAGGACAAATTTTAGTTTTAAAGTCAGAGGTCCACCAATCCATCTTCTTTGCCGTGCCGTGCGCGGGTTTAACAAAATAACCGTCGGCAGCTTTTACTTCTTTCTTCTTTACCCCATCACTAAATAGTTGGTTATAAGTAACTTCATCACATTCTCCATCAATTTGAAGACCATTATCTTTTTGAAACTCTTGTACCGCGGTTTGTGTCTTAGTAAGATAGTTACCGCCAATTTCGCCATTAAAGTATCCTAGTTCTTTTAGACGTTGCTGAATCTTCTTTACTTCATCGCCTCGCGCGCCATAATTAAGAGATTGAAAACTTGATTTTTCTTCATCTTTGTTGTTCTCTATATCTTCTTGCGCTGTATTACTTTCATCGTTTTCAACTTCTTCATCATGGTGTAATCCAACTATAAATTGATGCATTCCTATCTTATCGTCAACTGAAACTCCAATGCAGAATTGCTCTTCATCGTAGTCATGAGTTATGCCATCATCGTTCTCAATATAGTTGCTAATTCGTACAAGTTCCTGGTTCCATATATCATCTGCATCGAATACTTCAATTCTTAGTTCATTTGGGTAGTCGTCCTCTACTCCAATAGAAGCCATTACTTTATACCCATTATTTAATTGCAAAAGCTCTATCTGTTTCATTCATTTCACCTCTATACAATAAAAGACAATAAAGATTAAACTTTATTGTCATAATTAAATGCGCCATCTGAGAATCGGACTCAGGCTCGCAGATTTTGTCGTGTGAATAGGTGCTGCCCCTAAATTAACTACTGGACACACGAAAGGTCTGCTACTCTACCACTAAGTTAATGGCGCGCATGCCCTATTTTTGTTAGCTTTACTTGTGGAAATAGGAAACACACAAGGCACTGTACAGTTCATGACGCTGCTTGGTTTTGGTGCCGTGCTTTTGTACCGTCTGGTGGATAGCTGAGGATTTGAACCTCAATCTTCGATAGCTAGACTATCGCGCTCGTCCGTTAAGCTAACATATCCATAAATGGCACTGTCGCAGTACCCGCGTCAATCCTTAAAACTCTGCCTATGGCGGTTCAACTAGTAAGCACAAGATTAATCTTGCTATTCCATTGAGCAGCGTACTAGCTATAGCGGAATTTCACCGCAATATCGGTGTCCATAAGCAATGTCGGTAATGCACCGCCGGTAACGCAGCTACATTCTATAACAGTAAAAACTAACGTGCTCTAACTCTCTTGCTTCAAGCTTTATTTCATCCTATACTGTATATATCGTTTCAACATGTATAGGCGTTAGATAACCGCCATCCTTCTGTACCTTGTAGCCACAGTCATATCGGATGGATTTGAGTTAAATAGTGCGCCGGGTAGGAGTCGAACCTACGGTGTTTCTAATGTGCCTGATTTACAGTCAGGTGACATCGCCAACTAGTCGTACCGGCGCATATAATGCGGCCTTGACACACTGTGCAGCGCAGTAGGGTGGTTTTATTCAGGTTGCCACTCTCCGCTAACCCGTCGGATTGCTTATAGTGAACATCCGCAAGCACTATTAATGCTGGTAAACCGCATGAATGTAAATCCAGCAACTTGCTTCTTCCTATTGGTTTCTGTCCAGTCACCAATAGCTACCGCTACACTCGGCACAAGTTTTTGTACTTTTCTTTGGCTAAGGTTGTGCAGTTCTCCCCTAGGCACTCGGTTTCATTAGTATGGTTCACGTACATACTTACGCAAGTCGATGCATCGGCCTACGTTTCTACGACGCTGTTACTCGTACCCAGCGGGAATTGATGCAAGGTTCGCGGCCCCACTTTCCGCGCAAAGAATGGGATTTTATCAGCTGTTATTATTCCCTATCTCAACCTTACATATTAATTATAACATAATTTCTAATTGAAGTCAATTAGAAGAAGTCAAAGAAATCGAATAGAGTCGGAATCGCGCGCTTAGCATCCTCACCCGTGAGTGAAAGATGAAAAGCACCATAATCTTTTGTAAATGCCTCCAGTAGCTCACGATACTTATGTTGCGCAGCTACCATCGTCTTGCGTGCTTCCTCTACTTCAGCTGCGCGAGCCTTACGTTCTGCCGCGACCTTCTCTTCCTTTTCCTTCTTTAGTCGTGCTTCACGCTCCTTTTGAGCGCGCTCACGATTTTCCTTTTCCTTCATTTCAAATTCAGCCTTGTTAGCTTCATCAATTGTAGAATAATACTTACCGGTCTTGTCACTAAAATACTTAATCATAATAAATCTCCTTGCGTTCCTTTCCGCATTTTATATTTGTTGAAACGGTTCCTTTCCCATTTCAACATATTTATTATAGCATAATTTTTAGTTTGAGTCAAATACTAGACTTCTCTCCAAAGTGAACCAGTACCGGGCGCCCATACATTATTATTAATTGTAGATTCCCAAATCTTTCCATTATATCGTACTTTATCGCCCATTTGATATGCATTTGTACTACCTGGCTGTTCCCATTCAGGGATAATATCGGGATCGGGTATTAACACTTTTGCCCATAAGCTTGATGCCGCGATTGGTGTCCATGTAGGTTGCGCAATATGCGCTTGTAGACACTTATAAAGTACATTTTGAAAACGAACTCTATCTCCAACTTCATATCTTGTGCTATCATCCCATTGAGGGAATAATTGAATGGCCTCTAATGCGTCAGAGTCATCTAACGCAATAGAAGCTTTCTCGATAAAGGGACGAAGTTTAATAGCTAAGTCAACTGAAGTACCCATTTACTCCACCCCCAGTATAATTTTAGCGGCCTCAAGCTCTTCGCGCAAGGCTTCAATATCGGCATTTTTTTGTGCTAGTAGAAGAATATACTCGTCTTTATCATATTCAACTAAATTGAATTGATAACATTCTTCGCTAGTACCTTCGCATTCACGAATTGTTTGAGTAATGCCTTCGGCAATATATACTTTATCATTGGTAAAGTCTATTGCTTTAGGTTGGGTGACAGAATAAACAATTCCGTAATCTTTCATCACTATCACCTCTTAATTTGATTGCAGCCATAGGTTATAATTGTTAGTCTCTATAATAGAATTAGCAGTTGGTCTAAATACTACACGCGCAGAATTTATGTTTTCATAAGAACTGTCACTTATACCATTATAGAAGTAACAGAACGGGCCACCATTCGCGCCGCTAGCATAGCTTCCGCCTACAAGTAGATAAGAATTTGCAGAGACATAGGCATAATCGCCAACCGGTAGTGTGCTATTTGCGCCTCCATTAACCGAAATAGGTAAGAAAGCCCAATCTATTTCTAAGTTATAACTAAATCTATTAATCCATCCGCTTTCGGTTGTATCAATTATATTTGTATAATCTTGCCCTTTTAGTCCAAGAACTCCATTTACAATCTCAAAATTACTAACATAGCGACGTATGCTACCATATGGGTTTTCCATGCCTCTATAGGATACTGCGCACCTTCCATCCTCTTGATAGGCCGTTTGTGCTCCATTTGAATCGAATATAGTAGAAGTCGCGCGGCCAGAGGTATTAAACAACTCAAACGTAGAACCACTGATTGCACCATTATTACCAGAAGTAGATGTAATATTAACGATTCCAATACCAAGATTACTAGTTATATTAGCACTACCATACTCTACTATCATTAGCATTTGATTTAATGATTCAATACTTAAATCAGACATGCCCCAACCAAGGCCATTGTTTTCACACATACGTTTCGCAGCGGAATAAGTAAAGTTTTGAGTAACACCAGTAACTGGTTTAACATTAGTAGTAGAAATTAGCATATCATTATTTAAATCAACATCTTGATTATTATCTTTCACTAACTCATTAGAGCTTGTCCTTAATGTTGCACTTTCAAATGCGGGAAGTAGAATAAATTTTAGTGGATTGCCATTTCCGTCTACAAAAGCGGGATGCAGTTTAAACCCAGTAGTCTCTTTGTCTGTTAAAAGAATCCGCTCTTTATAAATCACTATTGTGCCATTTATTACCTGTGTATCAATTGGTACACGAGTATAATAAAATGCAGGTTGATAAATCATTATGCGCTGTCCTTCTACAGTATTTGCGGTATCTAAGTTACTTATAAAACGTATAATTTCACCGTTTTGATTAACAATACAACGTTTACGGCCACCATACATTTTATATTTATCAAAGTCGCTGCCTGCGCTTAAACCTTTCGCACCTTGCAGTCTAGAGAAAGTACGATTAGCATAGTCTAACTCTAAACCAATGACTTCATCACTAATGCGAGTTCCCGCAGCAATTTGCAAATCAATAATGTCGGATTCGGTAATATCGCTTGTAGTAGCATTACCATTTTCTCCAACAATAACTACTTTACCAGCATCGCTTTGATCAAAACTGATAGTTCCGCCAGAAGGCTTAATGTTTTCAATAGCATCAGTAATTGCTTTTTGCGTCATTGAACCGTCGGTATTTTGGCCCATTTTATTATAAATTTTATTTATATTACGTAAACGCGCCTTTTTCCCGCTAGGATAAGACATTTCAATATCAGTTTGCTTATAATCAGTTGCAGTAGTTTCCGGTGCGGAAATATCCATTTTATCAATTTCAGTGTCTATACTTTGAGTAATTGATTCGTCAATTATTTGAGACGCTTGTTCTGCTTTTTCTAAAGCTTCGTTTGCGCGATCTAAAGTGTCTAAAGCAGTTTGATTGTTTGTATTTGTTTGTTCGGTAATGGAATCAATATTTTCCATCGCTTCTTCTGTAGTACTTAATACCTTATTTGCGTTAGTAACTGCTTTTTGTGCTTTAGCTGCATATGTATCAATTTGACCTTGTGGAGTTAAACTTTTGGCCATGATAACGTCAATAAAATCCATAATTTACCTCCTTACAAAAGAATCCATTCTTTTTCACTGGTTGCAATATAGAGTTCTATACCAGAATCTCCTTTTAAAACTATTGCAACACTCCCTAAATTTATTTGACGAGGATCAATATTATTCATATCTTCCTTCGTATCACACATATGTTCAAAGGTAACTACATTATCTTTGTTACCTCTTTTAGAAGTAATAACCATTTAATTACCTCCTTTATAATAAAAAATGAGTTACCCATTAGGGTAACTCATTATATTCATGCCATAGAGCCTCAGTACCTGTTGTGCCTGGCTCCCAGACATTTCCATCAATATCAGATTGCCATAACTTTTCATTATGCTGAACAATGTCTCCTTTTTCGTATGCATCAGAAGCGCCGAGTGGCTGTGTCCAGATGGGATAGCCTTGAGGTGTTATGCCAATTTTTTTATATAATGAAGTGGCTTCATCTGGCTTCCATTCTTCTGCACTAGTGTGAGCTTGAAGTACTTGATAAAGCTGTGATTCATTATCCGCGTTTACGCCCCATTTAAAAACATCTCCAGTTTTATAATTTTTATTTATAGCGTAATCTGGGTATATATCAGCAATTTCCATCATTGTAGATTCATCGGTTATTTGAGAAGCGAATAGTTCAAGGGCGCGTCTGGCTTGTTTTGCAATATAAATAATTTTTGCATCAAGCATTTTCATTCACCCCCAATAGAATATTAATAAGGGAATTTAATTCCTCTATTTGAATTTCTTGCTGTGTTTTTCCACTTGTTTTTTCTTCTATATAAGAAAACCACTTGTCAAAATTATTTTCAAGTTCTTCTTGAGAAGGAGCTTCATCTATATTAAATGCCAAATAAACCTCTTCAGCAATATTTTGAATACCATATTCGGTTTCTTTTTCTGTTGGATTTTTTCTAAGCCATATATCAACTATTTTATCTACTCCTCTGGTTGACCGCTCCACGGGCTTAAATTCGCCGGTATAGTATACAGTGTGCATCAATTTCCACCTCCGTTATAGGTTCCTCTATTGCCAGTTGAAGAAAGCCGGGCGAGGATGTTCCACCAGGCATCGCCGAGGCCGCCGGCCGCACGGACGATAGACAGACACGCCAGGCTGACGCCGTCGCCCAGGGAGCCGATCGACAGCCACTCATAGACGCTTGTGGACGTAGCCAGGATGTAGATGGCGTCCTTCGTGCGCTGAGAGGACGTACACCAGATCAGGTGCGGGAACCACGCCTCGGGGCGGTTCGGGTCATAGCCCAGCTCCGCGATGTACTGCCAGGAGTTCGAGGCAGGGCAATCGACCTCATAATCCACCAGCTCGTAATCCGAGGTGATGCCCGTGGAATACTTGGAGGCGTCCCGGCAGACATACACCGTCAAGTGATATTTGTCGCTGGAATCCTTGTAGTATTTCAGGAT